AAGGAATATCTCTTGGTTATAGAGAATCAAATGCAAATTATAGAAAAATTGCAATAGCTGTTAGAGGTCGTGGTGATGGAGCAACAAGAAGTGATTTATGTTTTTTAGTGGATACAGCTAATGACGCAGCAAGTGCAACTTTACAAGATGCTAAACTTACTATTGATGGATTAACAGGAGACGCTACTTTTACAAACGCAGTTACGGTTAATAGCAATTTGTTAGGTGGAGGACAACGTTTTGCAACTTCAGGTAAAAGTGTAAATGTTGGTAGCTCAACCACATTCGATATTTCAGGTACAAGCAGTGGTTTTGTCTTCGTAAAAATTATAATTAAAGTAGGGTGGAATGGAAATGCAACTTATCAAATGCACTCTCAATATAACTATGTAACTTGTAATTATGCCACTACAGGTGGTGAATCACGTAGTGATATTGTACAAGTTGAAGCAGGAAATGCACAATTTAACTATTCAGACTTTTCAATTAGTAGACCTAGCGATAGAACTGTAAGGTTAACATATGCACCTTCAGGTGGTTCAGGTAGTCATACTTGTAATATTTATGTTAGTGGAGTTTTCGATGCACTTTCATAGGTTAATACAAAAGATAAAAGGTAAATAATGTCATCAACTAAATTTTTAGATATTTATAAAGAAAGAGAACACGAATGAGAATACATAATCCATTTATAACAGGTAGTTTAACCGTTAGTGGTAGTAAGGCGGTAGATTTTACTGACGCTACTGGTGGTGTATCTGGTTCTTTTTCGGGTTCATTTAAAGGCTCTATCACAGCTGGTAGTGTTACCGAAGTATTACCAAGTGGAACTGTTAGTAGTTCAGCTCAATTAGCTAGTGATATTTCAGGCTCATTTACATCGGTAAGTTCTTCTATTTCAAGCAGAGAGACGACACTTGAGGCTGCAAGTGCGAGTTTTGAAACAAATAAAGCGACAAAGGGATTTACAATCGCGATGTCGGTAGCATTATAAAGGATAAGTAATGGCACAAGATTTCGAATCATTATTTGAAACAAAAATTACGAGTGGTAGTTTTACAAACCTCATGACAAGTAATAGTGATGATGCGGTGATAGGTATAAGGTTTGCTAATTTACACTCTGGTAGTGTGTCTGTTGACGCAAAAATAACCAGAAGTGCAAAAGATTTTCACCTAATTAAAAACGCACCAATACCAGCAGGAGGTTCATTAGAATTAATTGATGGTGGTAGTAAGGTTGTCATGTTAAATGGAGATGTTTTAAAAGCACAAGCAAGTAAAACAGGCTCAATTGACGCATTGGTAAGTTTCATTGACACAATAAGCGAGTAATAATATGGGATATATTGGTAGTGACCCAAAAACAAATCAATCGGTAAGTACCTCACAACTTGTAAACGATTCTGTAACAAACGAAAAGATTGTTGATGATGTTCAATTCAATTCGGTTACGGCTAGTTTTGTAAGTTCAAGTACAGAGATTGTTGGTAAGACATTTACCGGCACGTTTAGTGGTGCGTTAAGCTCATCCGCACAAATAGCAAGTACGATAAGCGGTTCATTTACCGCTGATAGCTCATCCTTTAGTACAAGGGTGTCCGATGTTGAGGCGGGTAGTACATCAAAAACTCTTGTTTCAAGTTCAATTTTAAGTAGTCCATCACAAGGTACAATCAGACTAGCAACTAATGGTGTAAATACTGATGTTGACAGCGGACTTCAAACTGGTGACTCACCAACATTTACAGCTATTACCGTAAATACAGCTACAGTTACAGGAACATTAACTGCACAAGAGATACATACAGAGTTTGAATCAGCATCAATTTTGTTTACAAGTGGTTCTACAATCTTCGGTAATAGTAGTGATGACGTTCATAATATGACTGGTTCACTTAATGTTAGTGGGTCTTTAACATTAAACGACGGAACATTAACCGTCACAGACAACGTAGATTTCAATGGTGATTTAGACGTGGATGGTACAACCAATCTGGATGCAGTGGATATAGATGGTAATGTTGATTTAGCAGGTGTATTGACTACTGCAGGTTCAACAAGTAGTAATTATGTAGGTTCATTTACTAACACATCAGCACAAGGTTGGGGATTATTTATAAAAGGTGGTGCTGATAACGCAGATTATACATTAAGAGTACAAGATAAAGATGCAGGAGATTTATTATCAGTAAAATCAGGTGGGAATATTGGTATTGGCACAAATGACCCAAGCGACCAACTTACAATTTCAAATAGTGGAGAGGCATCATTAGCAATTATTGGTTCAGCAGGTTCTGGTGGTGGAGATGCTACATTATATTTAGTAGAAAATACCACAGATTATGGTATAAGAATGCGTTACGATGGTGGTGATGATAAATTATATATAAACGCAGATGAAAATACAAGAAATTTAATGACCATTAAAAGAGATGGTAGTGGCGTAGGTATCGGCACAACAAGCCCTGACAATCTGTTACACATAAAAACAACAGGTAGTACTCCTTCAATAGAGCTTGAACAAGATGCAGGGACATCATATAAAGCTTTGTTTAAACTTGCTGGAAATGATTTAGAAATACGTGGTAGTAGTGGGGCAATGGAGTTTTATAATGGTGGTAATAATGACGGAGATTCTTCAACTCTTGCTATGACTATAGATAACTCACAAGTAGTTACTTTTGCAAGTACAATTCTTGTACCTGAGTACATAAAACATGATGGAGATACTAATACAAATTTAAGATTTTTAAGTGATAGAATTATACTGAATGCAGGTGGAAATAATATGATAGACTGTGATGGTGGGACTATTACTGTTAATCACGATGCTCAAGATATTGATTTTATAGTAGAAACAACTGGAAATTCTCAAGGATTTCATGTTGATGCAGGAAATAATGTTGTTAATATCAACAGACCAATTAGAGATAATGCTGCTAATTCACCTGATGAAGTATTAGCGTTAAAAACATTTTATCCATCAGCAGCAACGGATGGAAACGCAGGGGCAGGCTCACTACTTTCTTTTTATATACCTGATGATGAAACTAACCCAGCACTTGGTGGAGGTGTAGCTTGTGTAAGAGAGTCTGACAATGATAGTGATATGTCTTCAGGTCTTCAATTTTATACAAGTGGAAATGATACAAGTATTACCCCAAAAATGTACTTAAATAGTAGTGGATATGTAGGAATTGGTGGCGCTCCATCAGTAAACTTTCATGTAATGGGACACGACCCCCATATTAGAATAACAGACACTACTGGAACAACTGAGTTTTGGAGTATTTCAGTTGGACAAGCTGCTGATGGCAGATTACAAATAGATGATTCTGATAATGACAATGGTGTTTATATGAATCAAAATGATACTTCTTGGACAAGTAGTTCCGATGAAAGATTAAAAACAAATTGGACTACATTTGATGATGCACTTAGCTCTATAAATAGCCTTACTAAAGTTGGTACATTTCAATATACAAAGTCTATAGAAGACCAAACACCAAAAAATGATGTTGTTCATTCTGGTTTATCTGCTCAAGAAGTTCAAAAATTTCTTCCAAGTTCAGTATCGGAAAATAATGATGGAATTTTAGGATTACAATATCAACACTTAATTCCAGTTTTAGTTAAAGCAGTACAAGAACTATCAGCAAAGGTAGAAGCGTTAGAAAGTACGTAAAAAACAAAAATTTTGTAATTTACAAAAAAAAGTAATATTTATATAAAATAGGAAAAAATTATGTATCGTATAGTAAAACAACTTCATCCAGCACCAAGTTCAAGTGCAGACCCATATTGGGCATCAAGAGATGTATACGTTGCAAAGTTGAGTGGTAGCGCAGAGCAGGTTTGGGAGTACAGTACTCAAGCAGCGGCTACCGCTAAAATGAATGAATTAGAAGCGGCTGATTCAACCGAAAGAAAATATAAAGTTATTTTAGTCTAACAAGTATATACTTATATATTAGTAAACAGAAACAGTTATAGGAGAATAATATGTCAGAAGACGTAAATATAAACGAAACACCTTTGTCTGAAAGTGAAAAAGAACAACTATCTGAAGTGGTTCAACTTGGTCAACAACTACAGAGTGCCTTTGGTAATCTATCGATGAGAAAAATCCAAATTGAATCGGAGGAAGAAGTTTTAAAACAAGAACTTTCTAAGAAAAATCAAAAAGAAGCCGAAATTTCACGTAAAATAAATGAAAAGTATGGTGTCGGTTCGATTGATTTACAAAAAGGTGTTTTTATAAAACAAGATTAATTATGGCAGAAAAAATAAAATTTAATGACGAAGAGTTAAAACAACTAGAATCATTACAGAACGACTACTCACAAAAACAGGTGGAGTTAGGTCAAATTCACGTACAAAGATTGTTACTTAACCAACAATTAGCAGAGTTACAAAACCGTCAATCAGAGATAGAACATCAGTATATAGAAATACAAGGTAGAGAAAAACAAATGGTTGATATGCTTAACGAAAAGTACGGTGCAGGTCAATTAGATCCTGAGACTGGTGTTTTTACCCCTGCAAAATAAAAAAAAGTGTCCTAAAAGGTGTTTTTAGGATATTTTTTAATATTTATTGTAGACATTTACTTTAATATCAACTAATTAGGAGATTACCGATGGCTGAAAGAATCGTCTCGCCAGGTGTATTTACAAGAGAAAAGGATTTATCCTTTCTACCACAAGGCATAAGTGAAATAGGTGCAGCTATCATCGGGCCAACCGAGAAAGGCCCTGCATTCACACCAACACAAATAACAAGTTTTCAAGAGTTTGAAGAAATTTTTGGAAACTTAGACCAAAGATTTTACACACCATACGCTGCTGAGGCATATCTTAAAAGCGCTGGTGTAGTTACAATCGTTAGAGTTTTAGGAATCGGCGGATATCTAGCTGATACCATAGAACTTAGAATACAAATGAGTGGTTCTGGATATTCAGAATTCACACAATCAATCGCCGTATTAGCACCATCACTTGGTTCAAGCGGTGGTGGTGACTTATCAAAGTCAAAACTTGTCTCATCAACATCATCCGCTACATCATTTGATTTGGTTGTAAGTGGTAGTAACGTGACTGAAAGAACATATTCTTTATCATTCGATACAGGTAGTTCAACGCATATAAGTAAGGTATTCAGTTCAAGTCCATTAGCAACAAAAGCTAACGGAGCAGCTGGTGAGGTATACGTATACAAGAATTATAAAACTAGACCATTTGCTGTAGTGGGTGAGACAGGTGTCGCACTCGCAACTATGTCAGCTTCCATTTCGGTTACTGACAATGGTTTAGATTTTAAGAGTGGAACAAATACTGTCGACGATGGTGGTGATGCTTCAGATTCAACATGGACTGGTAATAAGGACTTCCAATTTGCAAGAACACCTTATATTCAATCCCAAAACTTATCTGGCGCTAGAGAAGATTTATTCAGAGTATACTCAAGAAGTCATGGAACTGACGTAAATTCTAAATTTAAAATAGCTATTTTAGATATTGTTAGAGCAGATGACGTTGCTGGTTCAGACTTTGGTACATTTGCTATACAGGTTAGGGTACATAATCCAGATGGAATTGATGATGACACAATCTTAGAGACCTTTAATAAGTTAACATTTGACCCATTATCACCAAACTTCTTTGCTAGAAGAATCGGTGATAGATATTCAGTCATTGATGATAATGGTAAAAAGACAGAATATGGAACATTTCCAAATATAAGTAAACATATTAGGGTCGCAGACTTTAAAAACCTCGTAAAAGATGGTCAATTTAAGTTAGATAAAGCTTTAGTACCTATGGGACATGGTAAATTACAAAACCCAACACCAGGTGGTACTACAGTTCCAACTGCAGTGACTCAATCTAATCAGTTAACAACTGGCGGTATTTATGACCAAAATATTTTCTACGGATTTAATTTCGCAAATGAAATCTCAAGACAATATCTTGCTCCAATTCCATCATCAGCAACACCAGGTAGTAACGTTACCATGAGTCTTGAAGACCAATTTGGAACAACCGAAGCTACAGAATTAGGTGTATCAACATTTGCAGATGCTACAGAACAGATTTCGTTGACAAACTCAGCTTTACAACAAAGAAAGTTCATAGTACCTCTACAATTTGGTTTTGATGGAAAAAATCCAGCAATAGATTCAAAAACCGCAACAGATATACTAAATACAAATACGCAAGGATTTGATTTATCATCAACAACTGCTAGTGGTTCTGTCGCATTTAAAAGAGCGATTAACACCATTTCAAATCCAGATGAGGTTGATATAAATCTATTGGCTATACCTGGTGTGATTCACGGATTACACTCGACTGTAACAAACCATGCTATATCAAAGATGGAAGCAAGAGCAGATGCGTTTTACATAATGGACGCAGCTGGATGGAGTGATACAATCGAAACTGTCAAAAATACAATAGTAAATCTTGATACTAATTACGCAGCTGTTTACTACCCATGGGTACAAGTTGTTGATTCAAGCACGGATAGTCCAGTATGGGTTCCCCCATCAACTGTATTACCAGGTGTTTATAGTTTCAATGATAGTGTCGCACATGAGTGGTTTGCACCAGCCGGTTTGACAAGAGGTGGTTTGACGGATGTATTACAAGCTAATGGAAAATTGACACACGCTGAAAGAGATGATTTATATGAGGCAAGAATAAACCCAATCGCTTCATTCCCAAATCAGAACGTGGTGGTATTCGGACAGAAAACACTACAATCTAAACCATCAGCGTTAGATAGAATCAATATTAGAAGATTGTTGATTAGACTTAGAAAGTTTATCGCATCATCTTCAAGATTCTTGGTGTTCGAACAAAATACACAGGCAACAAGAAACAGATTCCTAAATATTGTGAATCCTTTCTTAGAGTCAGTACAATCCAATAGTGGATTAAGTGCTTTCAGAGTTGTCATGGATGATTCGAATAACACACCAGATGTTGTTGATAGAAATCAGTTGGTAGGTCAGATATTTATCCAACCTACAAGAACCGCAGAGTTTATAGTGTTAGACTTTGTTGTTCAACCAACAGGCGCTTCATTTCCTGAGTAATTCAGTAACATAAATCGAAAAACATTAAGCCCCATTTAACGATGGGGTTTTTTGTTTGACGTTTTTGACGAAAATATTTTAACATGATATTTATTAATGAGTATCAAAGAAATGACTTTTTGGAGACAATGAATGGCTACATTAGACCCTAATGAAATAATGTTTACCCCTTTCGAACCGAAAACTAAAAATCGGTTCATTATGTATATTGATGGAATACCAGCGTATCTGATAAGGGCAATGAACAGACCACAACTTCAGTTTGAAGAGATAGTTTTAGACCATATTAATGTGAAAAGATATGTCAAAGGTAAAGCTGCATGGCAACCTATTGATATCACATTATACGACCCGGTTGTACCAAGTGGGGCACAATCAGTTTTAGAGTGGATTCGTTTAGGTCACGAATCTGTAACAGGTCGTGATGGTTATTCAGATTTTTATAAAAAAGATATAACCTTTAATTTGTTAGGGCCAGTTGGTGACGTTGTTGAGGAATGGTTACTAAAAGGAACCTATATTGAGAACGCTAACTTTGGTGATTTAGATTATGCATCAAGTGACCCAGCTGAAATTACCCTAACACTTAAATATGACTACGCAGTCTTACAATTCTAATAGGAGAATAAAATGAGTGAATGGATAGCAGCAAATTGGGAGTATGTTTTAGTAGCATTCTACGCAATTGAAAAGATTGTAAAACTTACACCAACAAAATATGATGATATCTTATTTGATGCGGTTCTTAAACCAATCAAAGAAAAAATGATGCCATCAAAATAAAATAGTTTTTCAGAATAAAAGGTTATAATTATAATTGGTTTTAAAATTATTCAAAGGAGTAAAAATAAATGTCTGAGTACAAGTT